GAGATACTGATGGCAGAGCATTGTAATGCAATAGTTTAGCTCTCCAGCTGTCATTGGTTTGACATAGCTGATGTCAACAAATTTGCGACGGTCTTCTTGTAATATGTATGGCATTATAATATTCCTATAAGTAGTATTGTGACACTGCCTCTAGAGCATCCTCAAGAGTGTGGTGTATCTCAGTAGCGTAGGCTCTGATGAATGGGTGTTCGAACTGATCTTTGTCCATCACCACGACGATGATCTTGTGTTTCGTCTGTGCGAAAGCGATCTCCATCACGGTGCCCCACTTCTTACCTGGCACTGAATTGCGAAGGTCGGCTAAGACCACTCGGCTATGTGCGATATCCTGTAGATCCATCTTCAAGATACGATTAGCATTGTTCACATCCATCTCTGTAGTGTGAAATCCCATGCGTCGTGTTGGATCTAAAGTTATAATTCCTCGGAGGTCAAGATAGTCGGTGGCTTGCTTTCTCCAAGCTTTCATGTCTTCTTCAGACACACCTTCCATCGCACCTGCTAAATATGTTGCTTCTTTTACTGTCATAATATTTCCTTGTAATAGTTATACTGCGAAAGAACTGCCACACCCGCATGTCGATTTGGCATTTGGGTTGTGGATCGTAAACTGGGAACCCTTCAGTCGATCATTGATGTAATCGATAGTGGCACCAGCAAAGTACTGCATACTCATAGAGTCGACGATGAGCTGTCCAATGACAAAGTCGTCATCTTGTTTCTCATCCTCTATGTTGAAACCATAGTTGAAACCTGAACATCCTCCGCCTTCAATGAAAGCTCGGACATACTTTCCTCCATCTGAGAGTACCTCAGAGATCTGGTTTGCTGCGCTGTCTGTGACGGTTAACATTTGCATTTTACCTCGTAATCGTGAATCGCTGCTTTCACAGCATCTTCTGCTAGGATAGAGCAATGAATCTTCACAGGTGGAAGTGCTAGTTCCTCCGCAATCTGGCTATTCTTGATGCTACCTGCTTCAGCCAATGTCTTACCCTTGATCCACTCTGTGACGAGCGAGCTTGACGCAATTGCTGAGCCGCATCCATATGTCTTGAAACGAGCATCTCTAATAACACCATCTTCGTCCACCTTTATCTGTAGTTTCATCACATCGCCACACGCTGGTGCGCCAACCATGCCAGTTCCAATTGTTGGATCTGACTTGTCGAACGAACCTACGTTGCGAGGGTTCTCATAATGGTCGATAACTTTATCTGAATATGCCATATCAACTCCTCAATTTCATCAGTCCAAGTCTATTGAACAACTTGAACCACATCCAACCTATGTCAAACTCCCACCACTTTCTACTCAGCTTTGGATTTGCTGGGTTCTCGTGATGATTGTTGTGTAGTTCTTCACCACCGATAATTACTCCTAGTGGCGAGAGATTTGTGGAACGATCTTTAGTGTCAGTGTTCCTGTAACCTAGGAAGTGTCCTAAACCGTTCACAACACCAGCAGCCCAGAAAGGAATCCAGATCATCTGAATCAACCAGATAACGATACCCCAACCATGGAACAGTAAAGTGTTGATCACAAGAAGTGACATCACTCCTAGCAACTCGTGCTTCGAATATAGATTCTTCTCAATCCAGTCGTCAGGTGTTCCTACTCCGTACTGTTTGACCATGTCATCGTCACCTGATGCTGCGGCATAGTAAAACGCACCACCAAATAGAATCCTCCAGATGCCCTCATTCACAGGGGAGTGTGGATCATCCTTCAGATCACAGAACCTATGGTGCTTCCTATGGATAGCAACCCACTGTTTAGTGACCATGCCTGTAGTTAGCCATAGCCAAAACCGCATGAAGTGCTCTAGATACTTGTTGAAGATAAAGCCACGGTGGGCTTGTCCTCTGTGTAAGAAAAGAGTGACACAAACAATGGTGATGTGGGTTGTCACCAGTAGATAGATTAACTCTAACATTATACACCTCTCAGAGTGTACATAAGCTGTGCTAGTAAATCTTGAGCTTTGTGGTCTCTAGACTCCGATCTGGCTTCTAGATAGGGTAAGATGTGATCTACAACAAAGTTGCCTAGCTCGATATTCTCTTCTGCTAAGTTGTTGTACATCAGATCTTGCTCGTGAAATATTTGTTCAGTTAAATGTTTGACCTTCTCCAAGCAACATCCTTTAGAGCAATTCAATCGTCGAAAATCTGTCGCCATGCTATACTCCTGTAAGAAATCAATCGAGGACACTCGTTAGAATGCCCTCTCAGATTGCTAACCAAACAACAAATAAAATCCTACTGCTGTAAGACCAATAGCTAGTATGCTAAGTGCTTGAAATTGTCGATAGCAAAACTTATCTTCAATCTTAGGCTTTTGCATTCTTGGTCGTCCTAGTCTTCTTTACGCTACCTGGCATCTCCAGTCCAAACTGCTTCAGTACCTCTGGCATCTTGACTTGGGTAGTCGTGACGGTGGTAGTGACGTTAGGACCTTTGAAAGTGATAGTCACTAGGTCATCGCTTTGAGTTACAATCGGCATTACTTGCATTTGCTTGAAACTCTCGATTGCTGCTTCGAATCGATCTTCAAGTTCACGCAATGATGTTTCAAAGTTTTGTTTCGTGTTGAAAAAGTCAAACATTAAATTCTCCTAAATGGTTAAGTCTGTATGGCAAAATGCCATTAGCTCTTCTTATGATATATCGTGGGTTTCTTGTTGAGGCTGTACACTTTGATGTCACCACCAGAGTATAGATCCACTTGACATGCTGCCCATACAGCATCTTCGACGGTGTGACCTAAACGAATAGCTCCAAGAGCAATATTCTGTCCACATCCAATTCCGTCTTGTTTGTCGATCTTATAGAATTCTAGAGACTTGTCTGAGATAAATATCCCATCCTCGTTCAGAACCATAAAGTCTGCATCGTTATCTGCGTGGATATCTGGTTTGTCTTTATCCTTTTTGCCGTTCTTATACCATTCGACGACTTTTTGGATAGAGCTCCAATCACCAGCTCCACCAATGTATCCTTCGGGGATCTCGAACACTTTATCTACATTCAGATTTTTACTGTTAGAGTCCTCGTCGGATACTTGGCTGTCAGTTACAATGATCATGCGTTTTGCGTCACCAATCATTACTGTCATTTTAGTCTTTCTTATATGAATTTGCTACTTCGATGTCTATTACTAATTGTTTCAATCTGCTGATTGTATCAGCATCAGGTTCCCTCTCAAGAAACAAGATGATACCTGGTAAAACAAAAGCTTCCTGCCAAGTTTCAAGATCTTCAAGATGAAAGCTACTCATTAATTTCCCTCCTTGTGTGTTACCAACCAAAGCCAATAATTTAAGCCAGTAAAATCTAACTGCTTAGAGTAAAGTTTGTCTCGATATTTGAAACCGAAGCTCTCAAACCGCTCTTTGATATTGGTTTGCTCTGATCGGACATAATGCCACTGTGGGTTATTAATGTCTGGTGCTATTCGATGCTCGATTGTTGCATGTTCCATGTTTTAGCTTCCTTATAAAGTTGTTGAAATTTGGTTTGCTGCTTCAGTATTAACTGCTCGTATCCTGGTGTGTTCCCAGAGTATCTCTTCAGATTCCCTTTGAACTCCACTAGGATGTCAGTTCCTACTTCGATATTGTGCTCTGGATCAAAAGCTAATGCCTTGCATTTGCTATGGTCTGGAAAGCGTTTACAGTGCATAGGCACCATGACTTGCATTAGACCTGTAGCTCCGCTAGGGTTTCTAGCATTTGGATTGAAACGAGACTCTACTGCGATAATACTAAAAACTCGCATTGGGTCTAGATTCTTTCTCTCCGATACTTCGAACACATGTTCTACAATTTGACTGGCGTGACTGGTCTTGTATGTCTCTTCGATAAATGTTACGAACTTATCTCGGATAGTAATCTCTTGTGCTATAGTGGCACTAGGAGCAAGAGCAGCAATCAGCAATACAGTAATAAAGTTTCTCATAGTAATTCTCCTTGTAGGAGCTATTGTTTAGATATCTTGTCCAACTGCTTCTGGACTTTCTTGACATAGTTTGAGACTTTTGGAGAGTAGTCAAACTCATCCGAGGTTTCGAACTTTACAAGCATATCTACGAGTTTCTGAGTCATCTCGATTAATTTCAACTGCTCGGCGAACCTAGCAGAGTTTGCATCGATAGTCTTCAGACCCTCAACAAGAGCTGATCTAAGGAAGACGTCCCAAAACATATCACGTTGTTCTATATCTAGATCAATTGTTATGGTTGAGCTTCCATCAGGATTATCCTTGATGTCACTTACCATACACGTGTGGTTTTGGAAAACTTCTGGATTACTTCCAATAGTTTTATACTGAGATTCTTTGGTGATCTCTTCAAGTCTTTTCTCGCGATCAGACTTAGCGGATGTCTTCTTAGTTGGCACTTAGATTCTCCTTGTATTTTGCAAGTTCAATACGACATTGTGCTGCGAACGTGCTATTACGAGAAGTAAATAAGATTCGATTAAGTGCTGACCGCAATTTGATGTCAGTTTCAGCTTTGGCAATTGCCTCGCTTAGTAGTGGCATAAATGAGCTGTCAAAGTTATGAAGCACCGATAATGCCTCTGGCAATGAAATCACTAGAGCTTTCCTAGCGGATTCAACTACTTGAGGTGGGAGTGCTTCGCGTTCTGTGGTTTGTGTCATGTCATTACTTTCTTATTTAAATGGGTTTTCTTCTTTTGGTTTTCTCTTAGATTTCTTTATCGTGTTCTGCTCGGGAGCTTTTCCGATAGCGAAATCATATGGAAGATACCAATCTAATGCTTCAAGTTGATCTACTAGCCACTCTTTTGTGAGAGGGTTTGGAGTCCAACGAGGTGTTGCACCATGCGAATGAAAGAATTCTCTAAGATACTGCGTAGTTAATTCCTCCAGACTGGCTTCCCGATTTATTGAGATGCGAGCTACAGCACTCTTTTCAGGACGTTTCAGATCGTACATAATGTTCCTCCTCTTAACTGAGGCGTCAGAGGGATCCACAGCATTTGAGCCGTTTTGTGTTGAAGGGTACAGAGGGGTCTAGTTTAGACTTGATCGCCCTGTGGTGGGTCTGAGGGGACTCCCCAGCATCGTTTCCGAAGTTCCTTTGCTCTCAGTCTTATCTCAGGATGAACCAGTAGTCCGTACATATCTGGATCTACAATATCATCTAGAAATAATCTTAGTACTAGCAACTGTTCTTCTTTAGTCAGATCTGAGGAGCATTCAGTGATAGCTACTACTGACTTACAGTTGTAGTATGTCCAAAAGTCATTGTTCATTTTTCCTATCGTCGTTCCATTGGTTTTCCTTGTTCACCAAATTCGACACCAGATGGACTATCTTGAGATCTGGATGGATGCTCTTGATAACTTCAATCTGAACTTCGTCGTCTTCGAAATGAACTCCTATATCATATCCTTGTTGTTTTAGTTTTTGTATGATGATAGCTTTGTGAGCACCTGAGGATTCCCGAGTTTTCTGATCGAAACGTATTGGGTTGAAATGTACAGGATTGAAAATGCCACGGTCACGCAGCATCTCCAATGTATACTCTTCCTCGTCAACACTGCGACCAGTAATAATGTGATCATTCACACCTGGGAACACACCTGTTAGATCTGATCCCAAGTAAATCACACCATCAATATCGAAAGTGTTGATTCGTTTCATTCGTAATCCGTTTCACCAGCTTGGAAGGTGTAAGCTAAATTCTTCGCCTTCGGTTTGTTGATGGTGCGTTGAGCTTCTGTGAGATCTGTGTACACTCGACGAGCAAGTGCGTCACACTCCCATTTAGCATCTTCGGTCTTCAACTGCAACGGTGGCGTTTTCTGTGTCCATGCTGACGGTCCTCGTAGGAAACCAACAATACCCATCTCAGACGCAACTTTACAGAATCGAACTGCAGACACAACTACACCTCCAGAGTTTGGAGAGTCTTGAACTGACAATCGTGCTGTCAACTCATAGCGTGCTCCGCCAAATCCATAGGCAACGATATCTAGATTCGCAACTTTATTGTCTGAACCTACATATGTTCCACCAGGTTTCTGTTGGACGGTGAGAGAAGGACCAGCATATAAAGTCATGCCAGCTGTAGACTCATCACGAACAATGTTCTGTCCCTTGAGTACGTTCTCTTTCGATACGTGCTTGCTGTGGAGACGCTCTTGCTTCGCCATGTTCAGGAAGTCAGTGTTAGCTGTGCGACCTGTGCGAATGTTCTCTTGACCTTGTGTAGAGCCACACGCCATGTTCATCTGAATATGCTGAGTTACCATGAGACCAGAGTCTAACATAGCACCTTGCAATACTTCAGACAATCTTGACGCACCCCATGCAGATCGCATATCGCTACCTACAATGGTCAGACCCTTGTCGATAAAGAGCTGTTCGACACGCATAGTTTCTTTGGTCTCAATCACGGTTGGAATACAGTTCACAAAGTGAACACCAGCTTCCAATGCAACTTCAATCCAGAATTGCGTAGCCTTCTCTGAACCAACAGGTAAATAATTTACTAGAACATCAACTTTAGATTCTTTCACTTTCGTGACAATCTCGTTGAAGTCTAGAGCAGTAGCCGCACCAACTCTGAATGATACTTCACTAGGGAAGTCTAACATGTGTGGAGCTAGACCATCCATCGTAGGTGCAGAGTACACCATTGAACCTTTAGGAATGACGGTGTCATCTAACTCTTTGACATGATCCATTGCGCAGTTTGGTTTTGCACGCAATGCTTCAGCGAGAGGTTTGTTGACTTTGCGACGATCAATATCAAACCCAATGACAAAGTTAAGATCACTGGCTAAATATCCGCCAATGCTTTCATACATGAGACCAACTTTATCTTCAGGATTTTGACTATAATACTGACAGCCCTCTACTAGGGACTTCGCACAGTTACCAACACCGATAATTCCTACATTAATTCTATTCATACTTTTCCTTCAAGTTATTTCAGTTTAGAGACATTGACCACCACGGGATTGTGATGGAGTAGGTCTGTGTAAGACCACCTGTGACGGTGGTTTCGTCCATTGAGGACTCATCAGTTACACTAATGTAATACTGGTACTGGCGCACCCATCTGTCTCAGATAATCTAAGTTCAGATTTGGGTCTTTCCAACTAGGATGATCTGCATCTTTCCATTTGAGATACTGTACAGGTCTGTACTTATCTCTTACAGCTGTCTGCTGATCTTTTGTATAGAAACTATCCCAATCAGAATCTAACAATTCAATGCTGTCAGACTTTGCTTTGAACAGATCTAACTCCACATGAGCGTTTGGTTCGTCTTTGTAGAGATGGTGAGTGTTCAAGTTCATGCCTTGATGCATCACAACTTTGAAGTAGTCTGTGTGATATCCATAGTCGTGCAGAGCAGGACCCTTGGCCATCAGACCAGTTACGTATGGCTTCCAGTCGATAGCACCACCAATGTCATTGTAATCTGACCAGTGGTTCTTCAACATTTGATACTGATCTGCCAATTCATTACTCGTCCAGAATGTGAACTCTTTAGGCTTGCCGTTGTTACCTTGGGCAGTCTTTCTGTATTCACACTCTACAGATTCGAAGTTATACACATCTGCA